GTGCGTATGCGCATTTCCGATTCCGATGCCGACCCCCTGACATGGCCAAAGCGGCCAAGACCATCCACCTGCAGGAGTTCGCCGACGACCATGGGGTCACCATTCGCACGGTTACGAATTGGATCGCCGAAGGGATGCCCTACCGAACGGTGCGCGGAGAGCGGCGCGTCGTGCGGGCGGAAGCCAACCCCTGGCGGATCGACCGCGAGCGGCAGCGTGCCACCGACAAGGCGCAGGGCGGACGGCTCGACAAGGACATCGAGATGGCGAAGCGCATTCGCGTTGATCGCCAGATCCGCGAGCTCGAGCTGCGCAAGCGGTTGGGCAGTCTGATCCCCGCCGAGCAGTTCGATGTGCGCATCGATCGCATCGTCGGCGGGTTTGCGGCGGTGGCCATGGGGCAGCTGCAGCCGTTCGAGCGCGAGATGGGACTGGAGCCCGCCGCGGCGCGCGTGCTCACGCTCCGGATCCAAGAAGCGCTGATGAAAGGCGCGCAGGAGCTCGCGGACACGCTCGATGCCGAGGCCGACGCCTTGCTGAAGGCGGCAGCCGAGTCCGAGTCAGAAGCGGAGACCGGAGACGACGGCGATGCGGACCTCGATGTGGAGGATTCCGCCGCATGATCGATTCGCCGGTGGCGATTGCAGCCGCGCTGCGCCGCACGTCCGAGCGCATTCGCGTCGTGTGCGAAGTGCCAGACGGTGGCACCGTGACGGACTTTGCCGAAAAGCGGCTGTCGATCGTGGACGGTGGCGCCATCAAGGGACCCTACCGGTGTGCACTCACCCCGTATCAGCGTCGGTGGCAGGATCTGATCGCCGACCCGTCGGTGCCGCGCATCGTGCTGTGCTGGGCTTCGCAGCTCGGCAAAACGACGGTGATTCGCAACGGGCTCGCGTATCGCATGAAGCGCATGCCGAGTGCGATCATCGCCGTGCAGCCCAAGATCGATCGCGCCGAGACGTGGGCGAAAGAAGAGATCGACGTGATGATTCGCGCGACGAAGGTGCTGCGCGATATCGTGGGCGTGGACCGCGCGCGCGGGGCGACGTTGCGCTTCAAGCCGTTCCCGGGGGGCTACCTCTTCATCGCCTCGGCCCAGTCCGCGACCGAGCTGGCCTCGCGGTCCTCAGCCTTCGTCGTCGCCGATGAAGTCGACCGGTACGAGATCCTCGCGGAAGGCAACCCGCTCAAGATCATCGAGCAGCGCATGGCCGCCCAGGACATCGGTCTGCTGCTGGCGACGTCCACGCCGGGCGAACATGACACGTCGCTGATCTGGCCGGCACTCGAAGAGGGCACGAACGAGCGCTGCCACGTCCCCTGTCCGCATTGCGGCGTGGCGCAGGAGCTGGAATGGGGCGGCGTGCAGGAGCCATTCGGCGTGAAGTGGCCGAGCGGAAAGCCGTTGCTCGCGGAGTACATGTGTCGGCACTGCGCGCAGATGATCAGCGAGAAGCACAAAACGGCGATGCTGGCCGAGCATCAGTGGGTGGTGACAAACGAGGAAGGCACGTATCCATCGTCGCACCTGTCGTCGCTCTACTCCCCGTTCGGGAAATCACGCTGGGGCATTTTGGCCGAGCAGTTCGTCTCCGCCGGCAACAAGCCCGCCGACCTGCAGGTGTTCATGAACACGCGGCTCGCGCGGACGTGGAAAGAGGGCACGTTCGAGGTCAAGTCCGATGACCTCGCGGCGCGCGCGACGGAGCGGCTCGAGGAATTCGTCGTGCCGCACGGTGTCGGCGTGCTCACCTGCGGTGTCGACGTCCAAGACAACCGCATCGAGATGTGGGTCTGGGGCTGGGGGAAGGCGCTGGAATCGTGGCCGATCGCGCACATCCTGCTCACCGGTGATCCAACCATCCGACCAGGCGATCCCGGATCGCTGTGGGATGAGGTCGATCGCAAGCGGCAGGCCTTCTTTCGACACGAGAGCGGCCAGCGTGTCAAGATCGCCATGACGTTCGTGGACTCTGGGCACGCCACGACGACGGTGTATCGCTACACCGACCGGCGGAAAGGGCGTGGGGTCTACGCGTGCAAGGGCGTGGGATTGCCAGGACAGCCGCTCTTGGGAAAGCCCTCGCTCGAAACGATCGGCCGCGTGGTCGTCTACCCGGTGGGAGACCACCAGTCGAAGAGCGAGTTCCTGCGGTCGCAGATCCTCGTGAAAGAGCCGGGCCCGGGGTTCGTGCACCTGCCGCAGTGGATGACGCTTGAGCAGATCGACCAGCTGGTGGCGGAGAAGCGGACGCGGAAGGTGCGTGGCGGCAAGGCCGTGGTGCAGTGGAAGCCGAAAGAGGAAGGCGCACCGAACGAGGCCCTCGACTGCCGGCGCTACGCGCGGGCCGCGCTCGAAAAGCTCGGCAACCCCGTCATCCAGAATCTGGAGAAGCGCGCCGCACGGTGGTCGGTCCTGACCGACGACAACGGTGAGGTGATCACGGCGGGCGTGGCGACGGTCGAGCCACCGGTCAGCATCGCGACGGAGCGCCGCGACGAGCGCGTGAAAGCCCTGCGGAAGACCCTCAAGAAGTCGTTCGTCACCGGGTGGAAACGCTGATGGCCGGCGAATCGTGCACCCTGGTCGCGCAGCACGGCTTACCCGTCGTCGTGCAGCAGGCCCTCGACGACGTGACGCTGCCGCAGACGGCGCGGCTCATGATGTGGCATCTGCGCCTGCGGCTCGACCTGATCGAGTTCCGCGAGGTGTATAACGATTCGCTCGCCAAGGAAATGCGCATAACCGATTCGACGGTGGGCAAGATGCTCACGCTGCTGGTCACCGAGGGCTATATCGGCGAATCCGGCAAGCGGCGCCCCCGCGCGTTTCGCCTGCTGTGGAGCAAACGCCAGTCGCGGGCGCGCGCCGCGTAAACCCCGCCTCCGGACGGTAGAGCACCGGGCTCGCCATAGGACCGCACGGCGCCGCGCGTGATTGTGCGCGAGTGGACGACCTTACCGCAGTCCCCGCGCGCCTGACGGCCGGCGATTCCATGACGATACGTCGGCAGTTCGCTGACATCGCCACGGGCGCCGGCTACACCGTCAAGCTTCGGTTTATCGCGATCGACGGCACCATCACGACGCTGACGGCGACGGAAGACGTTGGCGACTTCGTCTTCGCGGTGCTGCCGGCGAGCCTCGTGTCCGTGACGCCTGGCGTGCTGACGTGGGCTGTCACCGCCGAGAAGTCGACGACCGAGCGCTACACGCTCGAGCAGGGCGTCACGCAGCTGGACCCGGACCCGTCGAATACCACGACGGCCGCGACCACGAAGCTGGCGCACGTCGAGCGCGTCATCGCGATTTGCGAGGCGGCGCTCGAATCGAAGCTGACCGACGACATGCAGATGTATCAGCTGCCGGGTGGCGTGACCGTGTCGAAGCTCTCGATCCGTGAGGTGCGCGAGACGCTGGCCGCGTACAAGGCGAAGCGGAAGCGGATTCTGAATGGCGGGAAGATGGCGGTGCGTGAGGTGTGGTATGCGCCGCGCTGAATCGCCGCGCAGTTCGTGGGTCGACCGGGCGCTCGGTGCCGTTGGCCTGCAGCGCGCCGTCCCTGCCCGATCCGGTCGGCGCGTCTACCACGCCGCCACCGTCGACCGTCTGACCGCGGACCTCTTCGCCCAGACCCTGTCGGCGAACGATGAGCTCAAGGGCGATCTGCGCCGGCTGCGTGGCCTCTCCCGTCGGCTCTTTCGTGACACCGCCTATGGCGCGCGCTACCCGCGACTGGTGGCCGAACAGACGCTCGGCAGCGACGGCATCCGTCTGCAGTCGCGCGTCGAGAAGCGCGTCGGGGGATTGAACCAGGGCGTCAACGCCAAGCTCGAAGACGCCTGGCGGCGCTGGGGCAAGAAGGGCACCTGCACCGTGGACGGCCGACTGTCCTGGCTCGAGGTGCAGTTCTCGGTCCTCGAAACGCTCGCCATCGATGGCGAAGTGCTGGTGCGCAAGGTCAAAGGCTACCCGAACGGGTTCGGCTTCGCGCTGCAGATCCTCGACGTCGACCTCCTGGATGAGACGTTCACCGGGCGGTTCCCGAATGGCAACGACGTCATCATGGGCGTCGAAGTGGATCGGTTCGGGCGCCCGGTGGCCTACCACCTCTGGTCGCACCACCCGAGTGAGGCGGTGCCGAACCGCACGCGAGAGCGCATCGCGGCCGAGGAGATCGAGCACATCTTCGTCGCGCGGCGATCCGCTTCGCGCGGCACGCCCTGGTCGGCGCCGATCCTGCTCGATGCGAGTTCGCTGGCCGCGTTCCTCGAGGCGGCTGTGCATGCGGCGCGCATCGGCGCGTCGCGTCCGGCCGCGATTGAACGCGACAAAGATGTCGAGATCGACGATGAAGACGGCGACGTCTTTACCGCGGCGCCGGATGAAGTCGCCCCTGGGCAGTTTCTCAATCTGGCGCCGGGCGAGCGGCTGGCCTCCGTCAACTGGCAGTATCCCACGGGCGAGATCGATCCGTTCGTCCGCATCTGCCTGCGCTCGAACGCGGCTGGCCTCAACGTCTCGTATTCGAGTCTGTCCGGCGATCTCACCGCGGCGAACTACAGCAGCATTCGCGCGGGCATGCTTGCCGAGCGCGACTTCTATCGGCGCCTGCAGCGACTGCTGATCGACGGGCTGTGCACGCCGGTCTACGAGGCGTGGCGGGACTTCGCGGTGCTCACTGGACAGATCCCCGCCCGCGCCAACATGGCCGACTACGATCGCGTGCTGTGGCAGGCGCGCGGCTGGCCATGGGTCGACCCGAAGAATGACATCGAAGCGCAGGGGCTCGCGCTCGACAAGCTCCTCACGACGCGTCGCCGCATCCTGGCCGAGCAAGGCATGGACCTCGAGGAAGTGCTCGAAGGGCTCGCGGAAGAGCGCGATCTCATCGAGTCGCTTCGGCTCGCCCCAGCAGCCAAAGCGCCGGCGACGCCAGCCGCACCTGCCGACGACACCACCGACGATTCCACTGACGACGACGACGCGCCGGGCGATGCCCCCACGTCGGGTCGCACCATTGCGAGGATAGTCGCATGACGACGGCCGCAAAGCCGGAACTGATGCAGGAACGCGATGCGGCGGAGGTCACGCGTCACGCGTCCTTCTCCGTTCGCATCGACACCGAGGCGCTCGCGGCACTTGAGGAAGCCACACGTGCCGATCCGAAAGCAGACACGCGCATTCCGCTGGTGTTCTCGTCCGAGTTCGGCGTTGAGCGCTTCGACTGGTGGGAGGGCGAGCGCTATCTCGAAGTGCTGGACCATTCGCCCGGGGCGGTCGACCTCTCGCGCGCCGAGCGCGGTCTGCCGTTCCTCGACACGCACAACATTTACAGCCTGAGCGCGCAGCTCGGCCGCGTCGAAGAGGTCAAGCTGCGTGCCGACGGAAAGCTCGGCGGCATG